TACTCTGAAGAGGAATTGTAGTAGGGATCATAAACTATTTTCAACCTACCCTTGTGGAACGCAGAAGCCACAATCTGAAATCGATAGTTGATAGATCCCCTCCAATTTTCAAACGGTTGAGAAACAAAACAAATAGGGGTCTGATGTATTTCATCAAACCCAGAAGGAGCAGCTGTATCAAACAACGCAGGAGTAACACGACAATTCCACAATAACGTTTCAGGTATATCAGAAGTAGACCATGGAAATTGAGTAAGGTAAGACTCACGTTTAGCAATAGATAATACTGCCATTTCATCATCAGGGCCCAACCCTGTTGCTACAGGATCTATAGTTAACTCTTGCTTCACATCAAATGTCAATTTCGTGGATGTATCCAAAACATTACTATTAGCCATATTGCCTGCATATGTAGGCTTATACGATGAAATAGGACCAGCATCAACGGGTCTGGACATACCAAACAATTTGGCTATATTGCCAACTGCACCAGCAGCCATCTCCGTAGCTAATGCAAAAGGTCTTATTTGAGGAACCATCGACAATTTCGATGCGATACTTGCCACAGTATTTGCAGGGCCTGAAACAATACCTTCTGTCGCTTCCTCATATTCGTCTGCCTGCGGCGCCAAAGCACCAGGTTCAGAAACAGTAGGAATAGACAAACTCACGTCTTCTGCCCATGCAAAAACAGAAATAGTAACGGAATCAGTACCTCCATTTGCATGTTCTAAAGTAGTAACAGATGCAATATCCAATTCTCCCATACTGCGCCAATCTTGCTCAGGAATGGAAAGACCATTTTTATAAAATACATAGGGTAAACATAATGTACCACCCTGTGACTTTGTAGGGTCAATCCAAACATGCATACGTTGACTAGCAGCAATAGTATCCTGCGGAACCACACCATATCGCCAGGCAACCATCTCATCCTCATTATGTAAAGGTCTATACGAAGCCAGTGCTCTACCATAATGAAATCCATTTCCATTAATCATAATACGAACACATAATTTAGATCTTAACACATTATAATTTGTTATACGATTAATAACTCGCAAATTTTCAAAATAAAGTTGCCAAGGATTTATGGTTGTACCGAATGTGGCACCAACGGTCCAGTTGATCGATGCGATTTTGATCGGGCGTGAGAAAAAATTGTTCAGCGACGCATCATCGGAATCCACCGTACGATGAACATCATCTAATCTATTATCAACAGAGTACACCCACTGTTGATTTTGATCAGAAAAACTCACGACTTGTTGTTGAGTCTCATTAGACTCAGAATTAATTTTTACATTCATTTTCGAAGTAGTCTATTTATTTACACTCGTCATGCTATGACTAAAGCAAGCGAGGCGTATATTTACATGGACTTGCTAAATCCTCCCCTAAAAAGGGGTATTCTACGAGGAGAATACAATATGTGCAAAGCCTAATATAATATATATAACATACAAAAACATATAATATTGGTATCCATATACACACACAACTGTTTAATTTAATGCCCATCGTCACTACGGGCAGAGGGATGAATTAAGGGTTACCCAAACCATAACGTTCGCGATACATTTCAAGACAATCGTCGTAATCTTTAGAAAGCATTGCACAACCACCGGAAATACCGTGTTGTTTAGCCACTTGCTTCATTTGTTCACGCCGCATCTCATAATGCTCACGTCCATATGCAAACCATTCACGTAAAGCTCCATCAATATTCTGCATAGACTGCTCCATTGGAGATATTGCCTTAGATTTCAGAATACTGGTCAAACTTTTAAAAATTGACGTTTCATCCAAGGCTCCCATCCATTGATTCAAATCTTCAGAGTAAACATTCTTCCTTTTGAGGAAATCTGCGTCCTCATCACGCATATACTCAGTAGGTGTAGATTCTTTATCAGGCATAGTAAATATCATGTCTCGGTCAGCTAAAAAAGCAGCATAAGAGATATGATTAAACTCATCGTATCCTTGCTTGATTGAACCTTTCACATCATCACCATATGTCATCATGGCCGCAACTTCTCGAAAAGATACATGCTTATGTTCTGGCAATATATGGAAAAAAGCACAACGCAAAAGCAAAG